GGGTCCATGGCTATCTTAGTAGATTTATCAACACCCTTGCCATAACTAATATCCGAATTAGGATTAATTTTGGTAATTTGTGACATATCTACTGAAGATGGTTTGGAAAGTCCAAACATTGCACCTGAAATACCAGCCATTGCCGTTTCACCTCCCTTGCCAAAAACAGATTCGGTTACTTTATCAATGGCAGTTTCTTCTAAACCACTAGCTAACGCTGCTGGATCTTCTAATGTGGCACCAACATGACCTGATGAGGATTTTGCTCTACCTTCAGCTCCCTTACTAACAGTAGACATACGTCCACTTTCAGTAACGAAATCATGAGGCAAGAAAACCTGTCCTTCGAGAAACTGTGCTGTAACCAAAACTCTAGCATTATTGGCTGCACCTGTGATGTCTTTCAAAGGATTCATGACCATCATTGTAAAACGGCCAATCTCATCGGGATCAAAATTTCTTAAATCTACTGCTCTAAACATAGAAATGAACGGAACATCAAAAACCACAGCTTCAGAAGCGCTTGCAGAAACAATGACATGTGGAGAACCACTAAGTTGATAGACATTTGGGTAAAGAGATAAACCTGTCGAAATAGGTTCAAATCCTACTGCAATTTTGCCATAAACAAACTTACTAGCAGCAACACGAACTGTGAAACGCACGCCTCCCTTAAAATATCTGAAATCTTTGATTTTGTCTTTTATGAACTGCTGATCAAACAAAACTTTTGGAAACAAATATGGACCGATAATAGTACCGGAAGCCATATCTGTAGTCCATAAAGCACTGTCAATCAAATATTCACGATTCAACGTATCATTAAAATCGAAAGTTTCAAAGTTAGTGGTGTCGTGAACTTCTTGCATGATGGTTTTACCTACCACTGTGGATCCAACTGGTGCTGCATCTTGATATGAACCAAGTTGTACTTGTTGTGTGATCCCTACATCATTTACTGCACGCTCTGTATACTGCGTGTTATCTGAATTTACTACTGAAGCAACTATTAACTAAAACAAATTTAAAGTATTCCTACTATATACAAACATATGCTG